GAAGAACTTCAAGTCATACGAGAAGTTAAAGGAACGTTTAGATTCTGTTCTTGGACTCAAGAAGCCAGTCAGAGCACCGATTCCTGATTCAGAATTAGAAACTGAAGATGAAGGTCGTGGTTACTTTGCAGAGCAAGCAGCAGCATCCGAACCAGTAAAAGAAGTTGCAGCAGTAGAAGAAGCAACATCCGATGAAGATGATGAATCTTTAAGTTATTTTTCTCGATTAGTTAATTCCTAATTAATCGAAGGGAGTACAAAAGATCTCTACTTAGAAAGAGTGCCCTTCTGATACATAATTAAATTTTCTTTACCCACCGTTCCCATAAACGGTGGGTTTTTTTATATCCCTGATATTCTTGGGTTGTATGTTGATTTTAATCTATTTGAAATATAATCAGATGTTCGATTATATCTCATGATATTTTTATGATCTGTCAAGAACAAAGATACAAATTGTGGTTTTAATATTCTAATTTTTCTTTTTTCATCATTAAGTTTGACTTCGTATTGATAGTTTGTAATTGCTGATACTACTTGACTTGATGAAACTATAATTTTTTGTCCTGAGTAATTTAGATATTCTAAACTAAAATTAGAATCTACTTCTAAACCTGCAGGCACTACAACACGATTATATTCATCGACTATTTTTTTGGTTTCATGGTGATGAATACCACCTATATTTGCATCTGATCCATATTTTTCAAGCATGTATTCATATAAATCATTTTGTTCAAGAGGCCATTGATCTCGAACATTTAGAATATTATTTGTTGTTAATATAACCCAGTCTAATTCTGAATCACCATATAAATCTTTCGCAACCATATCTGGTCTCATACCTTGTTCAACATAATAATAATTAAAAGCAGTGATTGCCTGATCAACATCAGTTCTTAACTTTGATCTTTTAAAAATATTTTTAACAATAATTCTATCTTCTATCTTATTTTGATTAGGTAGAAGAGAGGGGTGTGCTATATTGGGTAGTTCTTCGAAATATGCCATTAGTAACCTACTGCGTCTGCTGGAACTGCACCAATCATATTATCGTATTCAAATGGATCTTCCTCATAATCTGTATTGTAAATTGGTTCGAGTTCTTTAAATTGTAATGATAAAATACATGATGTTGGTTGACCTTTCTCATATGCATTCCACATTCCTTGTGGTGTATAATTGACTGCAGCACTAACACATGCACATGTTTTGATTCTTAACACGGAATTATTTGTATTTGTTATCTCTGTATTTTTTTTCGATGTTTTAAATGAAATATCAAATATGTTTGGAGTACCTAAGAAATAATTACTTACCCTTCCATCTAGACTCATTTTCTTTGCGGCCATACCTTGTTTGAAAAATCGAATAATATTATTGATACGAATTGCTTCTTCTTGACTACGAGGACTCATCTTCCAATCAAATCTGAATGCTCTTAATGCTGGTGCATTAAATAACAATTCTAAGTTAGCATTTGGTATTACACCTGCACCCCTTGCAAGAATTGCTTCTGGAGATAAACCAAATCCAGCTAAATTTAAAAGTGAGGATCCAACTACACTTCTTGCCAAAAGATTTGAATTTGGTTGACTTTTTGCTTGTTCTAAAAATCCAAGCAAACTTTTACCTGCATCTCCAGCACCACCTAATAATTTTCCAATAATATCAAATCCTCTAATTTTACCATCTGCAATATCTTCAATAAAATCAATTCCTTGCTGAAGTCCACCCGCACCTAAAGTTGCTGCAGCTGCGGTAAGTGCGTTTAATTGATCCTCACCCCATGCGACGTTATTTGAATCATTCAATTGATTCGGCATTGGAAGTCTTACGTTTCCTATGGTAATATTTTTTGGAGATGTTCTATCCAATCCGTAAAGTATAGTGTTTGAAGCTTCCCTTCCTCCTGCATCAAAAGCATTTTCACCTGCTTTTTTTTGTGGGAAAACTATTGATGGATTTACTGCCTGATATGTGAATTGATCTATTTGTACATAATCTTGAGTGTTTCCATAGTCTGCATCTATTGGGTACTTAAGATTTCTTAAACTTAATCTTTGTAGTATGCTATCAGTTTTTTGTAGTTTCTTTAACTGTGATTGCAAATCATATATGTTAGCTTCTTTGTCTTTGCTTTTTTCATTAGGATTATCATTCTTCTTCTCATCTTCAGGAGCTTGGTCTTCTCTATCTTGTATACCACTTGCATCTACAATTGAATCAGCACCTATATTGACATCTTTTTGATCAACTCCTGACTTCTTTCTTCTTGCAATTTCTTTTTGCAATTCTATTTTTGTTGAATTTAAAAGATTTGTTCGATCATTTGAATCTGGAATTAAATTTAATCCTGTAGATGTCCATTCTCCCTTGTCAAAATCATATAATCGTGGTGCCTGTTGACCCAAAAGAGGAGTTCCTTGGACTAATCTTACATTTCCGTCTTGTGATAAGTATAATCTAGAACCCACAGCACCACCAATAACACCTCCCTGACTCTCATTCTTAAACTCAGTAGAACTGACGTTTATTAGAACGAAATCATCTTCAGGAGTGCTATTTACTCCACTACCTCTATCTACGTGATTTGACATTTAAATTGAATCCCAAGCCTTCTGTGGTGAAACCTTCTGCCCATATTTATTAGAAAAATTCTCAGTTACTAATTCTGCAACACTTGCATACTCTTCGGGGTCAGGTGGAATAATAAAAATATCTCCGATGTTACTAAAAAAATATCGATGTAACGTCTTCTTTGGTAATATGGCACCTACTTTATTTATGAGACTTTTTGCAATTCCATCACGGTAGTCTGGATTTAGGTAATGTAAATTACCACCAAGCATTTTATCTTCCTGAAAATCCATTACATAAACAAGTGGTCTACGATCATAGTATGGATACTTATCTGGGAACTGAGCAGCATATGAGAAGAAACAAAGTTCTCCAATTTCAGGAAAACGAGTTTCTGCAATATTAGAAAGTTCAGCATACAATTCATTTGCATACCAATCTGGCCCTGTATTAGCAACACCTCGTGCTCTTTCTTTTATATTCTCTCCAATAGTCATTTGATACCTAGATTATCCTCAGTCATAATTTTAAATTCAAAGTTACGATCAGCACAAAACTCTCGTGCTGCTTTCCATTTTGCTTGATTGACTGCGTATGTTTGCACTGATTGAGCCCATGCCTTTGTTCTTTTCTTGGGATTCACGTTTGGCATCTTTGTTTCTTTCTTTGGTTTGACTTCAACAACCATAGTTCTTTTGTTTCCTTTCTTATCAATATACTTTACAAAGAAGTCTGGAAAGTAACGATGAATACGATTATCAATCGGAGAGCGATAAGGAATCCAAAATTCCTCTGACTGCCATTCACTAATCGTTTCATTCAAATCACAGTAGTTCATAAATTTTCTTTCCCACAAAGACCTATAAATAATATTTTGGGGATTTCCTTTATACTTTTTCGGGTATCTTGGGTAATATTTTCCTTTATATGACATACATATATTATCAGGATCAATTTAAAAACTATTTAGATGGAAATAAGATCAGAAGATTTACACTTAAGTATACCTAATGCAAGTCCGATATTTTCGAAACTTGCAATATCAAGTCAGTTCAAGGTATCGTTAGATCTTGTGCGTAGAAGCAGTATTGGAAATAATTTAGGACTGTTTGAATACTTAACTAATTGTGGATTGTTTAATGATGTAACTTCAACAAGTGAAAAATATGATTTCTTATGTTCTCAGGCATCTTTACCTGGTGCATCTTTCGATGTTTCAGAGGAGATGGGAAGCCGTCAAGGAATGATCGAAAGGTTTGCATCAAGAAGAATATATAATCAATTTGATTTAACATTTTATATTGATAATGATTATAATGTATTACGTATGTTTGAAGAGTGGATGAATTATATCAATCCAGTATATAATGAATCAAATGGTAGGTATGATGGATCTGAGGCAAGTCAATTAAATGCGTATCAAGAAAGAAATGCATATTCAAGATTTAGATATCCAGATGATTATCGTAGGATGATATCAATCACAAAGTTTGAAAGAGACTTTCTACAAAATCCAAATGATAAGAATAATACATTTAAAAATATGCCATTATTAACTTATCGTTTTATTGATACTTTTCCTGTTGATCTTAATGCTGTTCCAATGTCTTATGATGGTAGTAGTATTTTACAGGTAACAGTTGTGTTTAGTTACTTAAGACATACAATTGAGAAGCATGGTAATGCACAACAATCAGTCAGAGAAAAACTTTCAACTACTAATCAATTGACTCAAGTGAATCCTCTCAGACCAAGAAGAATTGGAAGTGAAATAACACCTACTGCTAGTGATCCAAATCCAACATCACCAGTGGGATACATTAGTGGCAAACCATATTATGGGCCTTTCCATGAACATATGGGTGTAAAAATGGTTGGTGAACAACATGTTGGTGTACCACATGCTATAATATACGATACAATTGCAGACAGTTTATCTGGTAGTAGTATTATTGGTGATCCAGTTACAGAAACAAATCCTCCTGCACAACAAGAAGAACAACAGGAGGAACAACAACAGGAAGAAAACAATCAACAACAGCAACAACAGGAAGAAAACAATCAACAACAGCAACAAGATAACAATAACCAACAACAGCAACAAGATAACAATAACCAACAACAACAGAACCAAGGTGGTGGTGGTCAGCAAGGTGGCGGTGGGTATTCACCAGGTTACTAAAACCTTGCTATATACAATACTGAATAAAATATTATGCCTTTACCACAAATAGCCACCCCGACTTATGAATTGGTTTTGCCATCGACGGGGAAAAAAATAAAATATAGACCCTTTCTTGTTAAAGAAGAAAAAATATTAATTCTCGCACTAGAGAGTGAAGATCAAAAACAAATAACAGATGCAGTAAAATCTACTTTAAAATCTTGCATAAGCACAAGAGGAATTAAAATAGATGAACTCCCTACATTTGATATTGAATATATCTTTTTGAACATTCGGGGGAAATCTGTAGGTGAGTCCGTAGATTTGATTGTTACTTGTCCCGATGATGAGACTACAACAGTTCCAGTGAAGATTTATATTGATGAAATTAAAGTGGAACAAAATAAAAATCATACTCGTGATATAAATTTAGATGGAATTTATACATTAAGAATGAAGTATCCATCACTAAATCAGTTTATTGAAACTAATTTTGCAATTGCTAGTGATCAAAAAGTTACTGTTGATGATTCCTTCAAGATGATCGCATCGTGTATTGATATGGTTTTTAGTGCGGAAGAATCATGGTCAGCAAGTGATTGCACTGCAAAAGAATTGAATGATTGGTTAGGAACTTTAGATTCTAAACAATTTAAACAAATTGAAGATTTTTTTGAGACCATGCCAAAATTATCTCATATAATAAAAGTAACTAATCCGAACACAAAAGTTGAAAGTGATGTGAAACTGGAGGGTATAACAAGTTTTTTCGAATAGTTATGGCTCACATGGATCTTGAGTCATACTTTAAACTAAACTTTGCCTTGATGCAACACCATAAATACTCTTTGACTGAAATTGAAAACATGATGCCTTGGGAGAGAGATATCTATCTGGGGTTATTGAATCAATACATTGAAGAAGAAAATTTAAAGGCACAGCAAGCAAGCATGTAAATGATTAAACCTTTAATTCAACCTAGAATAATTAGTAGACCTGCGAGTGGGATTGCGTCAAATCCTATAAGTGGGGGACTGATTGTTGCTGCAAGAAATAGTGTCAATAAGGTACAAGAGTCAACGCAAAAGATATCTAAAGGATTAAATAAAGATCAAAAATTTGCAATGAATTATGTTGAATTTTTTGGTTCAAAGAAAACAACTAAGATTCTCAAAAAAAATCTGAAGTCAATTAGAGATTCTTTGATGAGTACTTTTGAAATGGCAAAAACATTGAAAAAAAGAGTTGCTGATATATCTAAGACTGGACTTGGTGGTGGAGCAATTGGAGGTATTCTTGGAGTATTAGGTAAAGGTTTATTAGGTGGAATATTGGGTAAGGTAGTATTAGGTGCGTTGATAGGTTTGGCAGTTGGAGGCATTGGATATTTTCTTTATAAAAACACAGGAAGATTCTTTCAATTTTTAAGAGAGAATATTGATCAGTTAACACCAATAATACAGCAAGCACTTGCGAGAGCAGCTGAAAAAGTAGCAACTCCTACTGGTACATCAGAATTAATTGATGAATTATCTAAAAATGTTGATCTTGATACACAAACAATATTAGAAGAAAATCCTGATATGTCAAGAGAGGATGCAGTTAGTATGGCAGTACTAGCAAATGTAAATACTTTACAATCAAGAATTGATGAATTAGTAGAAGATAGAAAAAAATTGAACAAAGTTACACAACTTGATGAAGTAACAGATATAAACAAACAAATTCAATTATTAGAATCTGGCCAAAAGTTTTTGAGAACGGGGAATCAATTTCTTGATCCAATTAGTTCTGCTTTTCTTTCACAAAATTTTGGTGGTAAATTTGCTCCTATTGGGTATGATAAGTTACCAGAGAATGAAAGGTTAAAAACAGTTGTAAATTATGTTGAGACTTCACCTCAAAGTTTAGATGTGTTGAAACTTCAATTATTGCAATCATCTAAGTTGGGTGGAGATGATTCAAAAATGAGATTTTACGAGGATGCATTAAATTATATAGAGGCAAAACAACAAAATAAAACAGATGAATTTATTAAACAAAAGGGAATACTACCAGAGGCAATTGATGTAAACAAAATTAGAAGAGAAAATACAGAACAATTGAAGAATGAATATCCAAATATTTTAAATCCTAAATCACAACCAAAGGAGAAGAAAAATAATAATATTAATATAATACAGAGTGGATCAGGTAATAAAAGGGGAAGTGGAGCAAATAAAAATGCAAATAATAATTTACTAAGTTCAAAACCCGACTCTGGTATTATAGATGTTGCTTTCTTAAGTTCATTGAATAGTGATATGGCAATGGAAAGAGGCACATCAAAAAGTAATCTTGGGATTTACATGGGGTAATTGAATGTTATTTTCGAATTCACCAGTTAAAAAAGTTGTTGAAAAGTTAAATCCTTTTTCTCAAAAGAATAAAGTTTCTAGATTGAGATTTGAAAGAAAAAGTGATTATAAAACTTTTTTAAAATTTATAAAAGATAATACAAAAGAAATTGAAGATATCAAGATACCAGATCCAGAGGATAAAAAACGTAAAGGACTTTTAATAGGTGGTGGAATTCTTGGATTAGCACTTTTAGCGTCTCTAGGTAGAGGTGACGATGATGATAGTGGAACTCCAAGAAAGATAGGGGAAGTTAAAAATCTTAATGATGTATTGAGGAAAGTAAAAGCAGATAAAAAAAGAGTAACTCCTGCTGATAAGAGTAGGCAGCGTTTGAGCACTATTAGTAGAATTACAAAAATATTTAAAAAAACAAAACCTTTAGTTAAGGAATCAATTAAAGCTGTAAAAGAAGCGAGAAAGATAAAAAAGACACAAGTTAAGGTAAAAAAATCCGAAAACAAACAAAAAAATCGTACAGTAAATAAAAAATATTCAAAGCAACAACAGAACGTTGATCAACAAAATGCAAGAAGGAACAACCAGAGCACTACTGTTACTGACGTAGATGGAAACACAACTAACACAAAAAAGTCAAGCACAGCAACTATAGACAACAATCAAGGTAAACAGGGCCCAACTGGAGGTACTAGAGGTAGAAGTGGTGCAAACCAACCAAATCTTTCAGAATTTGAAAGAATGGTAAAAAGAGCTGGAGAGATTGATAAAAGAATAAAAGCAAAATTAAACGACCCTAATTTTAGAGTACCAGATAAAATAAAAAAAGAAATTAACTACATTAATAAACGACTTAATGAAAGAGATTTAAGACCCTCAACACGAAAAAGACTTACTGATAGATTGTCTAATATTAATAAAAATATAAAAGAAATACAAAAACAAAATAAAAAATTTAAATCTTCTAAATTCTTTGAGGCACCAGAAATTCCTAAAAATGAAACAAAAAAATTAACTAGACTTGATAGGTTTACTAGAGGAGTAAACAAATTTTATTCAAAAGTCATGCCAATTGGATCATTTCTTTCAAGCCCCAAAAATTATTTTAGATTTATGCTAATTAAAGATATGTTAAAAATAGAACCACTCGCAGATGGAACTCTTAATAGTGCAGACGCACAAGCTGCTGGTGCTCCTTTACCCTTGTATAATTCAGAACAACTTATGTTTGATGAAGATATGGCAGTGAACATATTCATGCCCTCAGAGGAGAGAGAATCAATGATTCCATTTGATGCAGATATTGAAACACCTTTAGTAACTACACCAACCGATTTGCAAGCACCAAATAATAGTGTTTTTATTGATTATGATTTCAATACATCTGAAGATTTATTTTTTATTAAAATGGCAGGTTCATAATGGCACAAGCACTTCAAGGTCTTAGATATAATCTTTTTGAGTTACAGTCTCCAAGGACTGGCCAGAAAGTAGACTTATCAAGAGCAACAACATCAATAGAATATTTTGAGGATATATTAGTTCCTTCTATTTCAATGAAACTAGAGGTAACATCAACTATTAACATAGTAAGTGAATTGTTGATTACTGGTGGAGAGATGGTGGTAATTGATGCTGAAACTGGATCTGGTAAATTTAAATTTGGAAAAGTTGATGGAAAAGGTGATATAGAACCAGGTCATGACGAATTATATGTTTACAAAGTTAGTGCGATTGATAGTCAGAGACAAGCATCTAAGTTTACTATACATCTTGTATCTGCTGAGTACCTCATAAATGAAACTTCAAGGTGTAATTTTAAATTTCAACCTAAAACAATTGATCAACTTGTAAGACAAATACTTGGGCCTCATGTGATGAATGTAGATCCAGATAAAGTATTAGATAAAAATATCGAAAAAACAAAAAATACATATTCATTTATGGGTAACATGAGAAAACCATTCTATACAATACAGTGGTTATGTCCGAAATCAATATCAAAAATAACTCCTTCAAGTGGAGAAAATGGCCAGGATGGAGATACTGATGCCATAGCAAAAGGAACTTCTGGTTTTCTATTTTTTCAAAATAAAGAGGGTTTTAATTTTAGAAGTATTGATGGATTAATATCAGAAACAAAACAGTATGGGGATAGTAGTGATGACAAAGATGATAATATTGAAATACATGGAACAAAAGAGCAACCATATGAGTGGCGTGGTATGGGTGCAATTGATAGTAATAAGTTCAATGCCAATTATCAAATAATCAACTATATTACTGAACGAAATACAGACATTCGTAAAGCATTGATAACTGGAATGTATGCGAATCAGACTCAATATTATAACGTATTAACACATGAAATGACTTATTATCATTACAATCTTGCTGATGAAATTCAGGATAGAAAGCTAGCTGGAGAACCTATTGATATAAAACTTCCAAATGTTAGTAAAAATGGAAAAGAAACATCTCGATATATGTTTAGAATATCTGATCATGGTAGTCTAGGAGTTGGTGAAGATGGATTGGAACAGTCTGGAGGGGAAAATGCAGAGAGAACTGACGTTGCAAAATCGTTAGCAAGATATAATTTACTATTCACACAATCTTTAAACATTTCGATACCCATGAATGTAAATATGAAAGTTGGTGATATAATAAGATGTAGGTTTCCTCGACAGAATTCAGGTCAATCGAAGGAACAGGATGGAAATCTGAGTGGTAAATACTTGATAAGAGCATTGCATCATCATGTTGAACCAAATCTAAATGTCACTTATCTTAAGTTGATAAGAGACTCTTATGGATTCTCAGAACCAAAAATAGCAACATAAATAAAAGTGTACATACTGTACATGGAGGTAAAAAAATGAAAAGCATAGAAGAACACATCGAACACGACAAGGAAGTTCTTGCCGATCCAACTACTTCTGAACCAATGAAGAGACATATGCTTGAAGAGTTACATGAACTCGAAGTATATGCAGAT